TTTTCTTTTGCAACAGGAACAATTGTAGATACATTTGAATATTCAGACTCTACCTACGAAACCAGTACAGTTGAAAATGCAGGTAATGGTTGGTATAGAATTAGTGTAACTGGTAACTCTACAGCAACAAACAACTTTACAGTATTTCCTTGGACTTCTGCTACAGCCCCGACAAGCATCAATAGTAACAATGTGGGCAGTGGTCAAAGTGTCTATATTTATGGCGCACAAACAGAAGAGTCACAATCAACCCCATCTTCATACATCCCAACATCAGGATCAACTGTAACAAGGGCGGCTGAAACATTGACTGTCCCTGCGGCTAACCTACCTTGGCCTACACCTGTTGTTATTGGTACTGAGCTAATTACTAATGGTACGTTTGACACTGATACGAGTGGGTGGACTGCTTCTAAAGCTTCATTATCTGTGGACTCAAATAGATTAAAAGTTACAGCAACTGGAAGTTTTGCTGGTGCTACTCAAGAGTTTACCACTGTTACAGGTAAAACATATATACTTACAGCTAATTTTATTCATGGTGATATTACTGGATATCTACAAATACAAGATCGAAATGGTGGAGGATATCTATATGATGATTGGCTATCCGCATACTCTTCAGATAGAAGTATTACAGCTATTTTTACCGCAGTCAGTAATTTAACTAGAGTAATGATGTTGCAGAGATATGGGGGTTCTGGAAACTATAGCTTCTGGGACAACGTCTCAATCAAAGAAATCAACCCTCTCTCTGTGTCAATACAGATGGACGGCAGGATGACATATGCTGATGAGGGAATTTACAGCAATGTTGTAGGGGCTAGGTGGAGACAAGATTCTAGTAATACTCTTTCGGTTTTTGATTTAAGTACAAATTCAACAGACACAGGACGTCCCTTTTTTACACAAGAAAATGCTGGTGTTTACGATGCTGTTTCTGAAACTGGAACAGGGTCATATTCCCCTGAAATTAACGTCCCTTTTAACGTAGCATCACGACATGGCTCTACGTTCCTTAATGGAGCTATAGAAGGCACAGCACTAACAGCTAACACAACCCCTGTAGCCTTACCTGACCTATCAACCACAGACCTAAGTTTAGGCTATGACTTCATGGGTACAATAGGTAAGTTCAGAGTGTGGTCAGATGACCTAACAGATACTGGCATAGCTACAGCATCAGCACCATCCACAGAGCCATCACTACAATTAACATTCGATGGTTCATCCACAAGTAGTTTCACAGTATTAGATTGGAGTGAATGATATGGGTACTAAGAATTTAAATAGTGCAACAGACCTGATTACATTCACTAGAGCATCAGGTGGCACAGCTTTAAGAAAGATTAGTTATGGCTCAGAACTAGTTACTAATGGTACGTTTGATAGTAACATTAGTGGATGGACTAAAGTAAGTTCAAATCTAACTTTAAGCCATTCTACAGATAGTCTTTCTGTAGTAAGCACAGGTACAACATCTAATTTTGATAACCTTGATGGATCTTACTCTTCTACGATTGCGGAAGGAAGTCTAATACAAGTTAAAGTTAAGTTAAAGTCTATAAATACTTTTCCCGGAACTGCTTTATCATTTTATGTAAGTGGTGGTACACTCGTTACTCTTGCTAACACAACTGATGAGCAAGTTTTTCAAGTCCTAAACCGTGATACTAATTTTATACGTTTTGTAGTTAGAGGTACAACAGATGTTACCATCGACAACGTATCAGTAAAAGAAGTTACCTTCGATCAACCTGATGGCACACTACAGTTATTCAACAGCCCAGCTAACGTACCTCGCATTGAGTACAATGCAGATGGCACAGTGAAGGGGTTGCTGATTGAAGAAGCTAGGACTAACTTGTTGACTTACTCTGAGGATTTTTCTAATGGGGCTTGGATTAAGGGAAATACCACAGTAGTAAGTGATGTTACTTCAGCACCCAACGGAGAAGACACGGCGGATTTAGTATATCCTACAACATCAGGTTCATATAGATCACTTCGTGGACTTGGTGGAAGTGTCCAAGCTGGTACGATCACAGTTTCAGTTTGGTTAAAGTATGCTGGGTTTAGGTACATTAATGCTTTATCAGATACAAGCAGTGCATCCACTGATTTTAAGATAGATTTAGTTGATGGAGTTCTTACAAACGTACAAAGTGGCGTAACCGCCTCTATAGTTGATGGCTCTAACGGTTGGTATAAAGTTACGTGGAAAGAAACTGATACAGCTCGGTTTTACCTTTATTTTAGTGACACTGGAGGTGTTTCGTGTACAGCAAACGGTACAGCCGGCGCCTACGTATGGGGCGCACAACTAGAAGCTGGTGCTTTCCCTACGTCCTACATCCCAACAACAGGTAGCACAGCTACTAGGGCGGCAGATGTTGCTAGTATTCCAGTGAGTGACTTTGGGTATAATGATGATGCTGGTAGTGTTTTGGTTGAGGCTCAACGTTTTGGCACTAACAACTACCCTCGGTCTGTTATGATTGATGCGGGTAGTGAGTCTACTAGTATCGGTTTAGGTGCTTGGGGGCCAACTACAACCTTAGTAGGGTACATTGTTTCTGGTGGTGTTGTGCAAGCAGCTCCAAGTACAGGAGCTGTGGGATCTTCAGCCTTTAAAAACTCTCTTGCTTATAAGGAAAATGACTTTGCGGCAAGTCGGGATGGTGGTGCAGTTGTAACAGATACCTCTGGAGTCGTTCCAACTGGTCTAACTACTTTAAGGATTGGACGAAATGCCCTCAATGCAGAGTTCCTTAACGGACACATCAAATCAATTAAATACTACCCACGTAGATTATCTAATACACAGCTACAGGAGCTAACAACATGACCGAAGAAATCTTTGAAGAACTAGAAGTAATTAAGACTGACTTCTACCTCAAGTTAGCTAACGAAGATGCAATGCCATCAGTATTGTCACACTTCTACAAGCAAGACACTGAGACAACAGTAGACGAGGAGACATTTGAGGAGACCACTACAAACGTCGGTGATCCTTACCTAGTTCCAAACACATCTGACTATGCAATCGACATTGTAGGCACTCTACACGAGGCTACAGGTAACACCCTGACAGATGAGGACGGCATGGAGTATCCTGAGATGCAAGCAATGACAGGCTGGCATGTCAACATTCGTATTCGTGGTGGTATCTTAAACAAAGATGCAGAAGATGCTGAAGCACCTGACACACTACGAGATATTGTAGAAGCAATAGATACATCACATGGGGTAACACCTGAAACACCCATGAGAGTTTGGTTATAAGAAATGGCTAAGAAACCCACAGTAACTACATTAGCATCAGGGTTTAATTCTACTGAAACCTTGAATGCTAACTTCGAGAACGTCAAAGAAAGTTTTGGTAACACTCTTTCTTTAGATGGGAGTACTCCTAATGCTATGGAGGCTAGTCTAGATTTAAATAATAACGACATCATAAATGCTGGAGTTATTGGAGCATCAAGCCTAGTAATCAATGGTAAGTTAATAGCTGTATCTAATGATCCAGTATACGATGGTACAGTCACAGCATTTGGTGCATCACTGATTGACGATGCTGATGCAACAGAAGGTAGAGCAACTCTAGGTTTAGCTACTGTAGCAAACACTGGAAGTTACACAGACTTATCTAATCAGCCATCTTTTGCTTCCACTGCTCAGGGTGCTTTAGCCGATTCAGCACTACAGGTAGGAGATAGTTTAGATGCTGGGGATCTTGTTAATGCACTACCAGCAATAGACGGTTCTAACCTGACAGGTATTCCAACACCTGCTCTAGAAATAATTGGATATGCTAGAGTTAGCAATGCTACAACAAACCCTCTTACAGTTGATTTCAGTACAGGCTTTTCAACTATGGCTAGAACTGGACAAGGTAACTACACATTCATATTTTCAAGTGCTAGAAGTTCAGTTGATTATATGGTCTTTTGTCAGTGTGCATCAGGATCTGTTTCAAGAACACAAGCTGTAAATACACAGAGTATTACAGGCTTTAATGTTGATACAAGAGTTTTATCTAGTGGTGGAACTACAGACGAGGACTTCAACGTAATTGTTTATGCGTTACCATCATAATGGCTACAGTACAAGAAATAAAAGAGGCTGCTGAACGTAGTCTTATTACCTTCATTAAACTAGTTGCACCTCAACGTGTACTAGGTAACTGTCATGAGGATGTTTGTAAGTGGTGGACTAGACAAGATTCTAAGACACACCAGCTTCTCTTGTTCCCTCGTGATCACGGTAAGTCAGCTATGGTAGCTTACAGGGTTGCTTGGGAATTAACTAAGAACCCTACCCTAAGAATTCTCTACATCTCAGCTACATCTAACTTAGCTCAGAAACAGCTCTCGTTTATTAAGAACATATTCGAATCAGACATACACCAAAAGTATTGGCCTGAACACTTAAACAAAGATGAAAGTAAACGAGAGAAGTGGACTACTTCAGAGATTGCTTTAGACCATCCTGACAGAAAGAAAGAAGCAATACGTGACCCGTCTATTTTCACTGGTGGTCTTACTACTTCTCTTACAGGGATGCACTGCGATATTGCTGTACTCGATGACGTAGTTGTTTTTGAGAATGCTTACACTGGTGAGGGACGAAACAAGGTTAAGTCACAGTACTCACTTCTATCATCTATTGAGGGTAGTGAAGCTAAGGAATGGGTAGTAGGTACTAGGTATCACCCTAAGGACTTGTACTCTGACTTGATGGGTATGGAAGAAGATATAT